ATGGATACGCGCTCGACTTCGACAGTGCGCGCGATGAGATCGGGCGCAGATTGGCTTGCCTGCGCGACGCCGCAGGAACAGGAAGCGTTTCTGGGGAGCCTGAGTGAAGGCGCGCTGTTGGCGCTGCCCTATCTGTTTGAGTTCTGGGCGTTGGAGCATCAGCTGCCGCCCGAAGGCGACTGGCGGACATGGGTGATCCTTGGGGGGCGCGGGGCGGGCAAGACCCGCGCCGGCGCCGAGTGGGTGCGGGCCGAAGTTGAAGGATCGCGCCCGCTGGATATTGGCCGGTCGCGCCGGGTGGCGTTGGTGGGCGAAACCATTGAGCAGGTGCGTGAGGTGATGGTGTTCGGCGAGAGCGGCATCTTGGCCTGTTCGCCCCCCGACCGCCGCCCGAAGTGGGAGGCGACGCGCAAGCGGCTGGTCTGGCCCAACGGCGCGGTAGCACAGGTGTTTTCGGCGCATGAGCCAGAGAGCCTGCGCGGGCCACAGTTCGATGCAGCCTGGGTGGATGAGCTGGCCAAGTGGAAGCGGGCCGAGGAGGCGTGGGATATGCTTCAGTTCGGTCTGCGGCTGGGGGCGGCACCGCGCCAGTGTGTGACGACGACGCCGAAGAATGTGCCAGTGCTGAAGACGATTTTGGCGAACCCTTCGACGGTTCAGACCCATGCGCCGACAGAGGCGAACCGGGCGTATCTTGCGGCCTCGTTCCTGGATGAGGTGCGCAGCCGGTACGCGGGGACGCGGTTGGGGCGGCAAGAACTGGACGGCGTGTTGCTGGAGGATGCGGAGGGGGCGCTGTGGTCCTCGGGCAGGTTGGAGGCGTCGCGGGTTGAAGACGCGGGCGAATTGGACCGGGTCGTTGTGGCGGTGGACCCGCCGGTGACGGGCAATGCCGGTTCTGATGAATGCGGGATCTTGGTGGTGGGCGCGCGGGTTCAGGGTGACCCGCAGGATTGGCGCGCCGTAGTGTTGGAGGATGCCAGCGTCGCGGCGGCATCGCCCACCACCTGGGCCGAAGCGGCGATTGACGCGCTGCGCCGGCATGGGGCCGAACGGCTGGTGGCCGAGGTCAATCAGGGCGGCGATCTGGTGGAAAGCGTGATCCGGCAGGTGGACCCGCTGGTGCCTTATCGGGCGGTGCGGGCCTCTCGCGGGAAGGTCGCGCGGGCAGAGCCGGTGGCGGCCTTGTACGAACAGGGCCGGGTGCAGCACATGCGCGGTTTGGGCGATCTGGAGGATCAAATGTGCCTGATGACCGCGCAGGGGTTTCGCGGCAAGGGCAGCCCGGACCGGGTGGATGCGTTGGTCTGGGCGCTGCACGATCTGATGATTGAACCGGCGGCGCGGTGGAAACGGCCGCGGATGCGGTCTTTGTAACCACTTAATTCGAAAATTTCTGAACACATGCCTGCCCGGCGCGATGCGGGGCGGGTGTTTCGTGCTGCCCGGTTGGGCGGCGATCAGCACGACCTAAGGAGCTTTACCATGGTGTTTCACATGTTTCGGCGCGGGGCCCAAGAGGTGCCCGAAAAGAAGGCCAGCGCGACGGGGCCGGTGGTGGCGTGGCACGGGGCCGGGCGGGTGGCTTGGTCGCCACGCGATGCGGTTTCCCTGACCAAGGCGGGCTTCACAGGCAACCCAGTTGGGTTTCGGTCGGTTAAGTTGATCGCCGAGGCGGCGGCGGCCTTGCCACTGATCCTGCAGGATCAGGAGCGGCGGTATGATACCCATCCGGTGCTAGACCTGATCCGCCGCCCGAACGGGGCGCAGGGCAAGGCGGAACTGATGGAGGCGCTGTTCGGGCAAATCCTGCTGTCCGGCAATGGCTATCTGGAGGCCGTGGGCGGTGAAACGGGTGTTCCGGTGGAGCTGCATGTGTTGCGGTCGGACCGGATGAGCATTGTGCCGGGCGCGGATGGCTGGCCGGTGGCCTATGAATATGCGGTTGGGAACAAGAAGCACCGGTTCGATATGACGGTCGGGCTTCCGCCGATCTGTCATATCAAAAGCTTTCACCCGCAGGATGATCATTACGGCCTGTCGCCCATGCAGGCGGCGGCGACGGCGGTGGATGTGCATAACGCGGCCAGCCGCTGGTCCAAGGCGTTGCTGGATAACGCGGCGCGGCCTTCGGGGGCGATTGTATATCGGGGGGCTGATGGGCAGGGATCGATGTCTGAGGAGCAATACGCGCGGCTTCAGGATGAGATGATGTCGTATCATCAAGGCGCGGCGAATGCGGGCCGCCCGATGTTGCTGGAAGGCGGTTTGGACTGGAAACCGATGGGCTTTTCGCCATCCGACATGGAATTCCAGAAGACCAAAGAGGCCGCCGCGCGCGAGATTGCGTTGGCCTTTGGCGTGCCACCGATGCTGTTGGGGATTTCGGGGGATGCGACCTATTCCAACTATCAGGAAGCGAACCGGGCGTTTTACCGCCTGACGGTGCTGCCGCTTGCCACACGGGTAGCGGCGACGATTTCCGATTTCCTGTCGCGCTTCGCTGGCGAACAGGTGGAGCTGCGCCCCGATCTGGATCAGGTGCCCGCGCTTTCGGCAGAGCGCGACAATCAGTGGCGGCGGGTCAGCGATGCGGTGTTCCTGTCGGACCCGGAAAAGCGCGCGCTGCTGGGCCTGCCCAAGCTGGCGGAGGATGAATGAGCGCCGCGCCGGAGCGCAGCGGTTCCAAGTTCCTGTACGCCCCGTTCGAGGTCGCCAATGCGCGGATCGAAGCGAATGAGCGCGTGTCGCAGGAACGCTGGGCGGCGCTGGAATACCGGCTGCAACGGATCGAGGCGAGCCAGGAACGGGTAGAGCGGCGGCTTTGGGTCGCTGTCTACGGCGTTGCGGCCGCGATTTTGGCACAGGGCGTAACGTCGATTTTGGCGGTCGCGCCGTGAAAGGGGACATCAGGATGGACATGGAAATGGGGCTTGAGCGGAAGTTCTGCCGGGCAGACAGCGTTTTGACCGTAAGCGATGGCGCGGTGGTCGAAGGCTATGCCTCGCTTTTTGGGAAGGTCGACAAGGGCGGCGATGTGGTGGAGCGGGGCGCCTATGCCGCGTCGCTGGCCGCGCTGAAAGGCGCGGGTCGGCGGGTGAAGATGTTGTGGCAGCACGACCCGGCGCAACCCATCGGCGTGTGGGACGAGGTGCGCGAGGATGAGCGCGGGCTGTACGTCAAAGGCCGCCTGTTAAGCGACGTTGAAAAGGGCCGCGAGGCCGCGGCGCTGATCGAAGCCGGGGCGATTGATGGGTTGTCGATCGGGTATCGCACCAAGCGGGCCCAGAAGAATTCAAGCGGGCAACGCCTGCTTTGCGAGTTGGAGCTTTGGGAGGTGTCGCTGGTGACCTTCCCGATGCTTCCCGATGCACGAGTGGGGGCAAAGGCGGATGACGCCACAGAGACCCTGCTTCGTGACTTGGCGGACGCCTTTGAGGGTGCCCGCCACGTGCTGACCGGCGGCGCATGACGTGCGGTTGGATGACCTCTCTAACACAGGATTGGACATGACAAAGACCGAAACCAAATCGGGCGCCGCCGGTGCGCCTGTGACCGAGATTAAGACTGCTCTGACAGGGTTTCTGAATGATTTCAGTGCCTTTCAGGGCGAAATGAACAAAAAGTTTCAACAGCAAGAAGAGCGACTGACCATGCTTGATCGTAAATCCATGATTGCCGGACGTCCGGCCCTTTCTTCCGCAGCCGAAGTGGAAGTACCGCATCAGAAGGCGTTCGCGGCCTATCTGCGTTCGGGTGATGATGACGCGCTGCGTGGGCTGCAGATGGAAGAAAAGGCCATGTCTTCATCCGTGTCGGCCGAGGGTGGTTACCTGGTCGATCCGCAGACATCCGAGATGATCAAAAGCGTGCTGAAATCCACCGCCTCGATCCGCGCGATTGCGCAGGTTGTGGCAGTTGAGGCGACATCGTTTGATGTGCTGGTGGATCATACGGATATTGGTTCGGGCTGGTCTTCGGAAACTGGTGCTCAGGCTGAAACCGACACGCCGCAGATTGAGCGTGTTTCCATTCCGCTGCACGAACTGTCCGCGATGCCGAAGGCCAGCCAGCGCCTGCTGGATGACAGCGCGTTCGATATCGAAGGTTGGCTTGCGGGTCGTATCGCCGACAAGTTCGCCCGCGCCGAGGCGTCGGCGTTCATCAACGGTGATGGTCTGGACAAACCCAAGGGCATTCTGAACCATACTCAGGTGTCGGACGACACGTGGGCTTGGGGTTCGCTGGGTTATATCCCCACCGGTACGGATGGCGATTTTGACTCGGTCGCGCCGTCGGATGCCATTCTTGATCTGGTCTATGCACTGGGTGCTGAGTACCGCGCGAATGCGACGTTCATCATGAACTCTAAAACCGCAGGCGTGGTGCGCAAGATGAAGGACGCCGACGGCCGCTTCCTGTGGTCCGATGGTTTGGCGGCGGGCGAACCTGCGCGTCTGTTGGGCTATCCGGTGCTGATCGCCGAAGATATGCCCGACATCGCATCCGGCACAGCCGCACTGGCGTTTGGTGATTTCAACGCGGGTTACACCGTGGCCGAACGCCCCGATCTGCGCGTGCTGCGTGACCCGTTCAGCGCCAAGCCGCATGTCCTGTTCTATGCAACGAAGCGTGTGGGTGGTGATGTCAGCGATTTCGCCGCGATCAAGCTGCTGAAGTTCGCCGTGTCCTAACGGGCCGGTGAATGGGTCGCCCGTTCGGGCGGCCCTTGGCGCGCGCCGGGTATTCCTTCCTGCGTTGTCCAGCTGCTCCCTCCGTCCGAGCAACGCGGGGGCGCGCGCCGTTTTCTGATCGAGGGGCAAGTTGGAGACATGCACATGATGTTGATCGAACAGACCACAGTGCCCGCCGAGGCGCTGCCTGTTAGCCTGTTCAAAGACCATTTGCGCCTTGGCAGCGGTTTTGCCGACGACAGTGCGCAGGATGCGTTGCTGGAGGCGCTGCTGCGCGCGGCCATGGCGGCCGTAGAGGGCCGGACGGGCAAGGTTTTGTTGGGCCGGACGTTCACCTGGACCCTGACCGCGTGGCGCGATGGCGACCGTCAGGCGCTGCCGGTGGCCCCGGTTCAGGCGCTGAACGAGGTTCGGGTGGTCGATAACACAGGCGGCGCGACCATCGTGGACGCCGCGGTGTATCGGTTGGAAAAAGACACGCATCGCCCGCGCGTGGCGACCAATGGCGCGGCATTGCCGGTGATCCCGTTGGGCGGGTCGGTTGAGGTGGTGTTTGACGCAGGCTTTGGGGCGGCTTGGGCCGACGTGCCGGAGGATCTGGCGCAGGCTGTGTTCCTGCTGGCCGGGCATTATTACGAACATCGCAGCGAGGCAGCCTTTGGCGAAAGTGGGATGCCGTTTGGAGTTCTGGCCCTGTTGGAACGCTGGCGCACGGTGCGGATTTTGGGCGGGGGTGCCATATGAAGGGGGCGCCGAACCTGACGCGCCGATTGGTGCTGGAAGAACCTGTTCGGACCTCGGACGGGGCGGGTGGTTTTGTTGAAAGCTGGGCGGTGCTTGGCACGCTGTGGGCGGCCGTAAAGCCGGGCACGGGCCGCGAGCGGGCCGGGGAGTTCGCAACGCTTTCGCGTGTTCCTTATCGGATCACCGTGCGGGGTGCGCCGGTTGGTGCGCCCTCGCGCCCGAAGGCCGAACAGCGGTTTCGCGATGGCGCGCGGGTGTTTCGCATATTGGCCGTGACCGAAGCAGACGCCCAGGGCCGCCATCTGACCTGTTTTGCTGAAGAAGAGGTGACGGCATGAGCTATGGCGTTGCAGCCGCATTGCAGGCGGCGGTTTTTCAGAAATTGGCATCGGACAGCGCCCTTACGGCATTGGTCGGATCGGCGGTTTACGACGCCGTTCCGCCGGGCGGGTTGCCCGAAACCTATGTCAGCCTTGGCCCGGAAGAAGCACGCGGACGTGCCGACGCAACGGGCGCCGGGGCGCTGCATATTTTCACGGTGAGCGTGGTCAGCAGCGCGGCGGGCTTTGCTGGCGCGAAAGCGGCCGCGGGGGCCATTTCCGATGCGCTGGTCGGGGCAGCGTTGCCTTTGGCCCGCGGCACATTGGTGGGCCTGACCTTTGAAAAGGCCCGCGCGAAACGGGTGGAAGACGGCGATGTGCGCCGGATTGATCTGACATTCCGCGCCCGCGTGGATGACGAATAACCAAGATTGGAGAACGGAACATGGCGGCCCAAAACGGCAAAGACCTTTTGATCAAGCTTGATCTGACTGGCGATGGCCAGTTCGAAACCATCGCGGGCCTTCGGGCGACGCGCATCAATTTCAACGCCGAACAGGTGGACGTGACCAGTTTGGAAAGCCAGGGCGGCTGGCGCGAGCTGCTTTCGGGTGCTGGGGTGAAATCTGCCGGCATCTCGGGCTCGGGGGTTTTCAAGGATGAAGGCACGGACGAACGCGCGCGCCAGATCTTTTTCGATGGGGAAACGCCGGGGTTTCAGGTGATCATTCCCGATTTTGGCGTGGTTGAGGGGCCGTTTCAGGTGACCTCGATCGAATATGCGGGCAGCCACAACGGAGAGGCGACGTATGAGCTGTCGCTTGCCTCGGCTGGGGCGCTGAACTTTACGGCGCTTTGATGGGGAACCCTTACGCGGGCGAGGCGGCGCTGGTGCTGGATGGCCAGCGCCACGTGCTGAAGCTGACGCTTGGCGCGTTGGCCGAATTGGAGGCATCGCTGGGCGCGGACACGTTGGTTGCGCTGATCGAGCGGTTCGAGGGCGGCGCATTTTCCACGCGCGACGTGCTGGCGTTGTTGCTGGCAGGATTGCGCGGCGGGGGGTGGTCTGGTTCGGCGGCTGATCTGGCGCAGGCAGAGGTTTCGGGCGGCGCGGTCGAAGCGGCGCGTGTTGCGGCGTGGCTGTTGGCGCGCGCCTTTACGGTGCCGGGTGGCGACGATGGCGCGGTTTGACTGGCCGGGTTTGATGCGGGCGGGGCTTTTGGGGCTTCGCCTGCGACCCGCAGAATTCTGGGCGCTTACCCCGGCAGAGTTGCTGTTGATGCTGGGCCAAGGCAGCGGCCCGGCGCCCCTAAGCCGCGCGCGGCTGGACGAGTTGGCGCGCGCATTCCCCGATAAAACGGAAGGGTCTGATGAATGACAGAGCTTGATGGGTTCGACGATCAGGTCGTCGCCCTTGAAGAAAACCTTGGCAAAGCGCGGGACGTGGCGGCCGAGTTCGACACCGAATTGGTGAAAATGCGTGAAAGCGTGACCCTGACCAACCGCGAGGTCGGCACGCTTTCTCGTGCGGTTGGGCGCGGGTTGCGATCCGCCTTTGACGGGTTGGTGTTTGATGGGCTGAAGCTGTCCGATGCGATGAAACAGGTGGGCGAGTCTTTGGCGAATGCGGCCTATTCGGCGGCGATCACTCCGGTTCAAAACCATCTGGGCGGTCTGGTTGCGACCGGCATTGAGGGGCTGGTTAGCGCCGTCGTGCCCTTCGCCGATGGTGGCAGTTTCACACAAGGGCGGGTCATGCCGTTCGCGACGGGCGGTGTGGTGTCGGGGCCAACCTATTTTCCCATGCGTGGCGGCACCGGGTTGATGGGCGAAGCGGGGCCAGAGGCGATCATGCCCTTGTCGCGCGGCAGCGATGGGCGATTGGGCGTGCGCAGCGAAGGCGGCGCGCGGGCGGTGAACATCACCATGAATGTCAGCACGCCGGATGTTCAGGGGTTCCGCCGAAGCCAGAGCCAGATCGCAGCGGAACTTGGCCGCGCCCTGGGGCGCGGGCAGCGCAATAGCTGAGGGCACAGATATGAACTTTCACGATGTAAGATTCCCCGCAAACCTAAGCTTTGGTTCGGTTGGCGGGCCAGAGCGGCGCACCGAAATCGTGACGCTGACCAACGGCTATGAGGAGCGTAACACCCCGTGGGAACACGCGCGCCGGCGGTACGATGCGGGGGTGGGCATGCGCTCGCTTGATGATGTGGAACTGTTGATCGCCTTTTTCGAGGCGCGACGCGGGCAGTTGTTCGGGTTTCGGTGGAAGGACTGGTCAGACTATAAATCTTGCGCGCCGTCGCGCGATGCGGGGTTCGAGGATCAGCCGATTGCCGTTGGTGATGGACAAACCAAGGTGTTTCAACTGACCAAGACCTATGCCTCGGGTGGGGTGGATTATGTGCGCCCGATCTCTAAACCGGTTGTGGGCACAGTGAAGGTCGGCGTAGATGGCGAGCCGTTGGTTGAAACGATCCACTTCACCGTGGATGCCACGACGGGGGGCATCACCCTGATTGATGCGCCAGACGTTGGGGCGGCTGTCACGGCAGGGTTCGAATTTGACGTGCCGGTGCGGTTCGACACGGATATCATCCAAACCTCGGTCGCCAGCTTTCGGGCGGGTGACGTCCCGCGTGTACCTGTGGTGGAGGTGCGCGTATGATGAATATTTCCGATAACTTTCAGACACATCTGGCAAGTGGCGCAACGACTTTGTGCCGGTGCTGGGTGGTTGAACGTGCCGATTGTGTGGTGATGGGGTTTACCGATCACGACGCCGAGCTGAGCTTCGACGGTTACGCTTTTCGGGCGCAGACGGGCATGACCGCGCGTGCGCTAAGTCAGACCACAGGCCTGTCGGTTGATAACAGCGAAGCGGTCGGCGCGCTGACGGATGATGCGATGACCGAAGGCGACATTCTGGCGGGGCGTTACGATCAGGCCGCCATTCGTGCGTGGTTGGTGAACTGGAGCGATCCTGCCGACCGGATCCTTCTGTTTTCCGGCTCGCTTGGTGAAATCACCCGCAAAGGCGGTGCGTTTCAGGCCGAGCTGCGCGGTTTGACAGAGGCGCTGAACAAACCGCAGGGGCGGGTCTATCAACGGCCCTGCGGCGCGGTTTTGGGCGATGGGAACTGCCGGTTTGATCTTTCGACGCCGGGCTACACGGCCGAACTTGCCGTGGATCAGGTCGACGAGGCGCGGGTGTTCAGCTTTGCGGGCGTGGATGAGTTTGAACCGCGATGGTTCGAATCCGGGCGTTTGGTGGTGCTTTCGGGGCAAGCTGCTGGTCTGATCGGGACAATCAAGAATGATCGCTTTGCTGATGGGATGCGGAGGGTCGAACTTTGGGAAAGCCTGCGCGATGCGATGGCACCCTGGGATATGGTGCGTTTGGTGGCCGGGTGCGACCGGCGGAGCGAAACGTGCCGGGTTAAGTTCAATAATATCATTAACTTCTATGGCTTCCCTCATGTGCCTGGTGAGGATTGGTTGGTCAGCTATCCAGTCCGCGGTGGTGCCAACAACGGTGGGAGTATGAACCGTTGAGCGCGCTTGGTGAACGCGCAGTTTGCGAGGCGCGTCGATGGCTTGGAACGCCGTATCGCCATCAGGCATCCGTGTGCGGCGGCGGGGCAGATTGCCTTGGCTTGTTTCGCGGGTTGTGGCGGGCGTTCTATGGCTGTGAGCCGGAGCCACTTCCTTCATACGCGCCGGATTGGAGCGAGGTCGCCGAAGAAGAGCGGCTGTGGCAGGGGCTTGCGCGCCACTTGATCGACAAGCGGTTGGAACAGGCGGATCCGGGCGATGTGGTTTTGCTTAGGATGCGGGACGGATCGGTGGCGAAGCATCTGGGCATTCAGGCAGGTGTCGGCGCCGATGCCAGCTTTATCCACGCATATTACGGCCACGGGGTCGTTGAAAGCCCGCTGAGCCGCCCTTGGGCGCGGCGCATCGTGGCGCGATTTGAATTTCCGAACGGGAGAGACTGATGGCGACGATTGTTCTATCGGCGGTCGGGGCTGCGGCTGGTTCTGCGATTGGTGGCTCGGTTTTGGGGCTGTCGGCGACGGTAATCGGGCGTGCTGTTGGCGCGACTTTGGGCCGTGTAATCGACCAAAAACTTTTGGGAAGCGGGTCGGCGGCGGTGGAAACCGGCAAGGTGGATCGGTTTCGCCTGACGGGGGCCAGTGAGGGGTCCCCGGTAAGCCGTTGTTTCGGGCGCACACGCCTTGCGGGGCAGGTTATCTGGTCTTCGCGTTTCAAAGAGACGAAGGAGACGTCGGATGCCGGCAAAGGTGCCCCTGAAATCACCGAATATTCCTATTCCGTCAGCATGGCGATTGCGCTGTGCGAGGGAGAGATCCTGCGTGTTGGTCGCATCTGGGCGGACGGTATCGAAATTCTGCGTGATCGGCTGAACCTGCGGGTTTATCCGGGCACAGACACCCAGCTGCCTGATCCAAAGATCGAAGCGATCGAAGGGGCCGGAATGGTGCCTGCGTATCGCGGTGTGGCTTATGTGGTGATTGAAAATCTGTTGCTGGATCAGTTCGGGAACCGGGTGCCGCAGTTTTCGTTTGAGGTGGTGCGGCCAGCAGAAAGCACCGCGCCCGAACAGCGAAGCCTGACACAGATCATCAACGGCGTGGCGCTGATTCCAGGGACGGGTGAGTATGCGCTTGGCACGACTCCGGTTCATTATGGTGAGGGGCCGGGGGCGAAGAGTTCGGCCAATGTGAACAGCCCATCCGGCAAAACCGATTTCGTCACATCGCTGGAAGAGCTTGATGATGGCCTGCCTGAGTGTGGCTCTGCCTTGCTGGTGGCAAGTTGGTTTGGGGACGATCTGCGCTGTGGTCAGTGTAAGTTGCGCCCAAAAGTCACCCAGACCGAGGTCGACGGCGCGAACATGCCGTGGAATGTTTCTGGGCAGTACCGCGGCGATGCGCATCGTGTGCCCGAACAGGACGGCAAGCCCGTTTACGGTGGCACGCCAAATGACAAGAGCGTCATAGAGGCGATATCTTCGCTGAAATCTGCCGGAAAAGAAGTGGTGTTTTACCCCTTTATTCTGATGGATCAGGTGGTTGGGAATACGCTTCCGGACCCATGGACGGGGGATGAGGGGCAGCCCGCGCTTCCATGGCGTGGCCGCATCACAACCGAACGCGCCCCCGGCGTAGACGGATCGACGGACCAAACCGCAGATGCCGAGGCTGAGGTGGCGGCGTTTTTCGGCACCTGTCAGCGCACGGACTTTGATACGTTTTTTGACGAGGCGATCGTCTATACCGGGCCGCAGGAATGGTCTTACCGGCGCTTTATCCTGCATTATGCGCATCTATGCGCAGCGGCGGGGGGTGTTGCCGCGTTTTGCATTGGTTCCGAAATGCGCAGCCTTACACAAGTGCGCGGTGCGAATGGCAGCTTTCCGGCTGTTACGGCGCTGATGACCTTGGCGGCGGATGTCCGGGCCATTCTTGGGCCAAACGTTAAGATCACCTATGCGGCGGATTGGTCGGAATATTTCGGGTACCACCCACAAGATGGGTCAGGGGATGTGTATTTTCATCTTGATCCACTGTGGGCCGCGCCGGAAATCGATTTCATCGGCATTGATAACTATATGCCGCTTTCTGATTGGCGCGACGAAGACGGGCATGCCGATGCGCATTGGGGCTCTGTCTATGACTTGGGTTACTTGCAGGCGAACGTGGAAGGGGGCGAGGGGTATGATTGGTATTACCCTTCGCAAGCCGCAGCAGAAAGTCAGCGACGGGTTGCGATCACTGACGGTGCGTATGGCGAAGACTGGGTCTTTCGTTACAAAGATATCCGTAGCTGGTGGCTGAACTCACATCACGATCGGATCGGTGGCGTACGTCAAGAACAGCCAAGCGATTGGGTGGCGCAATCAAAGCCGGTTTGGTTCACGGAATACGGATGTGCCGCGATCGACAAAGGCACGAACCAGCCCAATAAGTTCCTTGATCCGAAGTCGTCGGAATCCAGCTTGCCGGCGTTTTCATCGGGTGTACGTGATGATTTCATTCAGCAGCAATACCTGCGGGCAATCAACGCGTATTGGGGTGACAGCACCCAAAACCCGGTGTCAGAGGTTTATGGCGCGCCGATGATTGATATGTCCCACGCCCATGTTTGGGCCTGGGACACGCGCCCGTACCCTTATTTCCCGGCCAATTCTGATCTGTGGAGCGACGGGGAAAACTATTTCCGTGGGCATTGGCTGAACGGTCGGGCGGCGACCCAATCGCTGGCTGCTGTGGTGACAGAGCTTTGTGCGGGTTCCGGTGTTGAGGGGGTCGATACGTCTGCCCTGTATGGCGGCGTGCGTGGATACACCTTGAACGAGGTGGAGGGCGCACGGTCGGCCTTGCAGCCGCTGATGTTGGCGTATGGGTTTGATGCGGTGGAACGCGACGGCCAGCTTGTCTTCAAAAGTCGAGGCAAGGGATTGGACGGTACGGTTCAACGTGACCGGCTTGCGGTGGGCGACCCGGAAACGGGCGACTTGGAAACCACGCGAGCGCCCGAGGCAGAAACAGCCGGTCGCGTTCGTTTGAACTTCGTCGAGGCGGATGCGGATTACGAGGTGCGCGCCGCCGAGGCGATTTTCCCGGACGACGTCAACCAGAGTGTTTCGGTTTCGGAGGTGCCGCTGGTTCTGACGCAGGCCGAGGGGCGGGTCATCACGGAACGCTGGCTGGCAGAATCGCGGGTGGCGCGGGATCGGGCCAAATTTTCCCTTCCGATTTCTGAACTTGCGATCGGTGCCGGCGATGTGGTGCAGCTGGACGGTGCGCGGTATCGCATTGACCGGGTCGAGCACGCAGAGGCGCGTCTAATCGAGGCGATCCGGGTCGAACCAGACGTTTACACCCCGTCAGACGCTGTCGAAGAGGTTGTCAGTTTGCAGCCCTTCGTGGCGCCGGTTCCAGTTTACCCCGTGTTCATGGACTTGCCGTTGCTTACGGGAGCCGAAGTTGAACACGCGCCGCATTTGGCGGTGACGGCAACGCCTTGGCCGGGATCTGTCGCCCTGTTCAGTGCAACGCAGGACAGCGGGTATGCGTTAAACAGCACGGTTGTTCAGTCGTCCGTGATCGGGGTGACGCAAACACCGTTGTTTCGCGCGGATCCATCCCAGTGGGATCGTGGTGACGCGTTGCGGGTGCAGGTCTTTGGCGGCGAGTTGACCTCTGTTGAGGTGGAGGCCGTACTGAATGGTGCCAATGCGGCTGCAATCGGGGATGGCACGAGTGAAAACTGGGAAGTGATCCAGTTTGCCGAAGCCACGCTTGTTGGGGCCGACACTTACGAGCTTCGGATGCGTTTGCGCGGGCAGGCGGGTAGTGAAGGGGTGATGCCGGACGTCTGGCCTGTGGGAAGCATTCTCGTGCTGCTGGACGGTGTTCCGCAGCAGATCGGGCTGAGCCAGAACGAACGCGGGTTGGCGCGCCATTATCGCATTGGGCCAGCAGGGCGCGCGTATGAAGACCCGTCTTACATTCACAAGGTCGAAGCGTTTTCCGGGATTGGACTGCGGCCCTATGCGCCGTGTCACTTGCGGGTGGTGGATGGCGGCGGCGGCGATCTGGTTGCAAGTTGGGTAAGGCGTACGCGCGTTGATGGCGACAGTTGGGATTCCTACGACGTGCCATTGGGCGAAGCGCAAGAGCTTTACCAGATACGGGTGCGGGGGGCTGGCAACGTGGTGCTGCGTGAAGCCGTGGTGAGCAGCCCCAACTGGACCTATGACGGGGCATCCCAGGCAAACGACGGTGCAGTCGCGCCGTTCGCGATTGAGGTCGCGCAAATCTCGGAACGATACGGCGCAGGGCTTTTCGAAAGGATCGAAATCAATGAATGA